TAGCAATAAATCCTTAATAGCATATTCATTTAATAGTAAACCGAATAGCGAACGGAGTTCGCGGGAGGTCAACGTGGAGTATTTTGAAAGTGAAGATGAGCGTTTAGAGGCTCAACGCAAGTGGCGCGAAAAGAAGCACGCTGAAAAGATGGAGGCTCACGAGTCTCGTCGCCAAGATAAGATGCTTCGCCGTAACCCTGCGAATGCTTCTGGCTGGTCACCTACAGATTCAGCGTTTGAGTTTGCAGAGCAGATGCACAACCTGTGGCATATCCAGCCGTGGCAGGTCACGCGTAGCCGTTTTCGGTATGCACTGGCAGACAAGCGCAAGGAGTACAACACAGACGGCGCTCTTGAGTTGCAGATGATGGCTTTGTTCTTTAGCCAGATTAAGCACGATACCAAGCTCAGCGACCCTGAGATTGTGTGGAAGAAGTTCATCCTTCAGTTTCATAACTTGTTAACTGAGGTTCAGCGCTCTATGGTTACGCCAGAGAAGATGGAAGCCATAAAGGAAAAGTCAACGCGCTCTCTTGATTGGATGAATGATGTTTAAACTAAACGAGTTAAAGATTCGTCGCCGTTCGTGGGTGCAGATGGCTAACATACCAACTGCTCGCCTAGGGTGGACTTTAGACGACTGCACAGAGGTTGATGAGAAAGACTTAACCAACGTAAAGCGATGGCTTGCTTCAGTAAAGGCTGGAAAAGTTATACGCGCCGTTGGCTCTGCGGGGTGCGGTAAGGGTCTTATGTTTTGGGGAACTCCAGGGCATGGCAAGACCACACTGTCTCTATCGGTTATCCAAGAGGTAATGTCTACATTCCCCCTTGATGCCTTTGACGTTAAAGAGAATGGGCCGTTAATTCGCCCTTGTTATTTTGCAACGTTCAATGACATCTTAGATTTAAAGGGGGCTATGATGGATGGCCCAACTGATGACCAAGAGGTTATTTACTCAGGGATGCTTGGGGAATGCCGAAATGACGCATATAACATTAGAATCCTTGTTATTGATGATGTGGGCAAGGAGCATGCCAGCCTGAGCGGTTGGCAAAAGAATATGCTTCACCACGTTTTACGCACCCGCTTTAACAACGGATTGCCTACAATAGTTACTACTAACATTGAGTTAGAGGATTGGGCTGGTCTATACGGTGATGCTACAGAAAGCTTTGCTAATGAGGCCTTTGGGTATATCCCTATTACGTCCAAGAGCGGTGACCTACGGAAATGAGAGACCCACACGTGAGTGAAGACACAAAGCGTTTAGTTCAAGTGTTTCTAAGTCAATCTCCAACACCTGGTCCTGGTATTTTTGAGGTAACCGCCGATGAGCCTGGTAAATTATATTGCACATGCCCAGGGTATAGTGGGCGACGTACATGCAAGCACACTAAGTTTGTTCAAGCACGTATTGATAGCAACAATGGCAGTTATCCATTAGAGATATCAAACAGAGCTACTAGAGATGATGCTTTGAAGGCTAAAGAGTCTAATCAAGAGTTCCGCGAGTTTGTAATTAAATTTGGAAAAATAGAGGTTTACTAATGCTCAAGGGAGATATCAGCAATGAGCTCCCGCAGAGAGTGCTAGTAGTAGCTGACGTTTTTTTAAATGTAGAGGTTAAAGTAACAAAGCGTTTTAAAGTCTTTCCTATTCCTAAAATTGATAGAAAGATTAGACGTGAACTACTTAGCTCTTTATATTTAACAACAACTAGGCGCGGCATTACTCTGGAGCTAATTTCATTTGATTTGTCAGAAGACCAATTATCAGATGTAATTGACCTACTTGACAACATGGGTACTAACCCATTTAGATATTTTACTTCGTATGGTTCCATTGACCACTTAGTGGGAGAGTTACCATATAGGCCTGAGGTGATTGGTGTGCTAGATGTACCCAATCGCTTGCTACGATACGGACACTGGGGATTGGACTTCAATAGCTTATGAACAACGACGCACGGTTAATCAGTAAAATAATTGAAGACCGCAACATTGGTATTGTTCTTGAACGTAATGTAAACGAGAACTGGTTTGCTGATGTTAGTGATAAGAAGCTCTTTCGTTTCTTACATGACCACTACACTAACTATCAAGAGTGCCCAAGTCTTGAAGTTATTAGAGAGAACTTCCCTACCTATCAGCCTTTAGGTGTACAAGACCGTATTGATTATTTAATTGATAAGGCTGTAGAGGGTCGCCGTAAAGCATCTATTATTAAAACTCTTGATGATGCGCTGTCTTCTATTGAGAAGTCACAAGACCATGAAGGTGCAGTGCTTGCTTTTGAACGCGGCCTTATTCGTTTAGAAGAAGAGGGCTTGACTAAGTCAAACGACTTAGAAATTACTGAGGCTGCTAAGAAAGCTAAAGAAGAGTACGAGTTCCGTAAAGCAAACCCAGGTTTACTAGGTATGGCTACAGGATTTCCTACTATGGATGAGGCAACCTCTGGTCTACAACCAGGACAGTTAATCGTTATTGTGGCTCCGCCAAAGACTGGTAAGTCAACGCTTGCACTACAGATTGCTTTGAACGCTCACTTAGACGGCAAGGTTCCTATGTTCATGTCGTTTGAAATGAGCAACGCAGAGCAGAAGTCTCGCTACTACGCTATGCGCGCTCGCATCTCACACCGACGCCTTATGACAGGTACTTTGGCTGGAGATGAGGAGACTCGTTACTTTAAGGTCGTTGAGGGCATTGAGAATATGCGTGAGCGCTTTTGGTTCGTGGACTCTTCAGGAGGCCAGACCGTTGGAGCTGTGGCAAGTAAGGTGCAGAGCAAGAACCCAGACATTGTGTTCATTGACGGTACCTACTTGATGATTGATGAGCAGACTGGTGAATCAAACACACCACAGGCAATCACCAATATCACTCGTTCCCTAAAGCGTTTGGCGCAGAAGATTAACAAGCCAATCGTTATCTCTACACAGGCTCTTACTTGGAAGATGAAGAAAGGGCAGGTAACTGCTGACTCTATTGGTTACTCCTCTTCATTCCACCAGGACGCAGACGTTATCTTTGGTCTACAGCGAGAAGACGAGAACGTAGATGACACTCGTTTGCTTCGTGTAGTCGCTAGCCGTAACGGCGGACTCAGTGAGGTATCTCTTATGTGGGACTGGAACACAGGACACTTCCGTGAGATTAGTGATGATGACCTATGACATTAGAAGAGATGACCGATACGTTATCTCGCCTTGGCATTGAGGTATTAGATACCCGCGGAGACGAGATTAACGGTTACTGTGCTGCTCACGAACAGCGCACAGGGCACGTAGACCACAACCCATCGTGGTGGATTAACGCTGACTCAGGAGCTTTTATTTGTTTCTCCTGTGGTTGGAAGGGGAATGTCTACTCACTAGTAAGTTACGTCCAAGAGATTGAATATTCAAAGGTTGGGGATTGGCTAGGTTCTGCCGCTAGTCTTACTGCTCGCTTTAGCCGATTGACTAACGCTATAAAGCGCAAACCTATTGAGGATGTAACAGTTGTTACTGAGTCTATGCTTTCTGCTTATACACAGGTTCCAGACCATGCGCTTGAGGTTCGTGGATTAACTAGTAACGCGGCGCGTTACTATGGGCTTTTATGGGATGAGCGCGCTGGTAACTGGATTATCCCTATTAGAGAGCCGTTGACTGGAAAGCTATTAGGATGGCAGGAGAAGGGCTTCTCTACCCGTTACTTTAATAATAAGCCTGTAAAGGTAAAGAAGAGCGGAAGTTTATTTGGGTACGAGCACTACAAGGGCGGAGACATGATTGTTGTTGAGTCTCCATTGGATGTGGTTCGTCTTAGTTCTATCGGTATTGAAGGAGGCGTTGCTACCTATGGAGCCATAGTGTCTGCCGCCCAGTTCAACCTTATACGTGGCGCCGATAGGATTATTTTTGCTATGGATAATGACGACGCGGGTAAGGCGTCTTCCCAGTCTCTACTGGAAATGTGTAAGCAAATGGGTGTAGAGTGCTGGTTCTTCAACTATAGCGGTATTGACTTAAAGGATGTGGGTGGAATGAGCAGGTCAGAGGCTTTGACAGGTTTATCTACCGCACGTCATCAGTTACGGAGGGCAGCAATATGATTATTGGTTTATCTGGTTATGCGCGTTCAGGAAAAGACACAGTCGCGGGAATGCTTATAGGGATTCATGGGTATGAGAACATAGCGTTTGCTGACCCAATTAGAAAGTTTCTTTATGACGTAAACCCTTCAATTAAAGACGGTGGTTACCGCCTTCGCCCGTTAGTTGATGCCTACGGTTGGGAAAAAGTAAAGACCGAGTACCTAGAAGTACGTGAGCTTTTACAGAGAACTGGCGTGGCTGCTCGTACACATATTGATGAGGCAGTTTGGGTTACTGCTGCTTTTAATAAAGTCAAAGACGAGCCAAAGATTGTTGTAACAGATGTTAGGTTTAAGAACGAGGCCGCTAAGATTAAAGAGATGGGTGGCCAGATTTGGCGCGTTACCCGTATCGGTACTAAGCCAGCCAACGACCACATATCTGAGGTAGACATGGATGACTGGGACTTTGACGCCACTATTACAAACAACAGCGATATGCCTAATTTGATTAAACAAATTCGTAAGTTGATAGGTTAATCTAATGATGCAATATTGGTCTTGGCTTCTTGCCGTAATAGGTGTTGCTGGTATTTATTTTGTAGGCCGCAAAACTATTTGGGGTTGGTTAGTGCTACTTTTTAATGAGTGCCTATGGATTACCTATGCACTTATTACTGACCAGTACGGTTTTATCTTCTCTGCACTGGCCTACGCTATTGTTTATATTAGGTCTTACATCCACTGGTCTAAAGAGAAAGTTAACGAGATTCCGCTGTGACTTTTACTGGTACCTTACTGCCTTACCAGCCCGAGGCCGTAGACAGAATGTGCGAACGTGCTCGCATGCTTGTGGCTTACGACCTCGGGTTGGGAAAGACCGTCCTTACTATTGCGGCGATAGAGCGTCTTATGGATGAGTCACAGATTAAAGAGCCAGGCCTTATAATCTGTTTGTCATCTTTAAAATACCAATGGGCAAACCAGATTGAGAAATTTACAAATGGAACTTCAAAAGCTTTGGTCATTGACGGAACACCAAAGAAACGCGCCGAGCAGTACGCCGAAGCTATGGACTGGCGGAATTCGGGCGTTGATTACATTATCCTTAACTATGAGCAAATTGTTAACGACTGGGACAAAGTACGACAGCTCCCACGTGGCTTCGTTGTCCTTGACGAAGCAACCGCAATCAAATCATTTAAATCAAAGCGCTCCAAAGCAGTAAAGAAACTAGTCAACTCTCCATTTAGGTTTGCTCTTACTGGTACCCCTATTGAGAACGGTAAGCCAGAAGAGCTTTATTCAATTATGCAGTTTGTAGATGCAAACGTGCTTGGTCGTTTTGATATCTTTGACACCGCTTTTATTGTTCGCAATAGTTGGGGTGGGGTTCAGCACTACAGAAACTTATCCTCTTTACACACGAAGATGAAGGAAGCCTCTGTTCGCAAAGCTCAGAAGGACCCAGATGTAGCACCGTATTTGCCAGACTCTATTCACAAAGAGCCAGTAAAGCTCACACTTGATAGAAAAAGCTCAAAGCTATACACCAAGATTACTGAGGACTTACTATTTGATTTAGATGAGGCTGTGGCTTTGTTTGGCTCCTCGTTTAACGTATTAGCTCATTACGGCTACGCCTCTCAGCGCGGTGGGCCAGAAGACGAAATCCGTGGAAAGATTATGTCTAAGATTGGGTGTTTAAAGATGCTTTGCTCTCACCCTGACTTGCTACGGACTAGCGCCGAGAAGTTTAAGATGATGGGTGGAGAAGGCTCATCCTACGCAGCTGGCTTAGTTGACTCAGGTGCCCTTGATGGTGTTACCAGCTCCCCTAAGCTTGACTATCTTGTTCAGTATGTCAAAGAGTTCTTGGAGCAAGACGAGGCCAACAAAGTTGTTATCTTTGCTACTTACGTTGATATGCTTGACAAGATTGCAGAGGCGCTTGGGCCAGACCAATGCCGTCTATACTCTGGAAAGCTTGATGCTAAAACTAAAGAAGATAACAAGGTTGCGTTTAACACCTTACCTGAGGTCCGTGTTTTGATTAGCTCCGATGCTGGGGGCTACGGCGTGGACCTACCTGCAGCTAACCTGCTAATTAACTACGACCTGCCTTGGTCTTCTGGCGGTGCGGTTCAAAGGAACGGCCGTATTAAAAGGGCCTCGTCTACTTGGCCGTCAATAGTCATCCAGGACCTGCTGGTTGCTGGGTCTATTGAAGAGCGCCAGCATGAGGCTTTACAGCAGAAGACAGCCCTAGCCAACGCCATTATTGACGGAGAGGGCATAGATGAGGATGGCGGAATTGCTATGACTACGGGCAGTTTAAAGCAGTTCTTAGAGGCTACTATCGTATAATTATAGGATGCCTAACGCACCTAAGACTCCTACGCGTACTATCCGCGTACCTGACGACCTTTGGCTTGCTGTACAGCGTAAGGCTAAGCAACAGAAGGTTACAGTCACTAGCGTGATTATTAAAGCTCTAGAAGAGTATCTAAAAGCAGAATGAGCAAGCACAGGGATAAGGTTGCGGCCGCTCTAAAGTGGCGCCAAGAAACCATGCCTAAAGGTTCTGGCTTCAAGAAGCCTGGGAGCATGAACCCAAAAAAGACGGGTTACCGTAGTTACAAAGCATCTGAGGCTCGCAAGATAAGTTGACAGGTCCCTGCCCAACGATTACTGTTGGGTGCAAATACAAAGGGGATACTGTGGAAGACAAAGAACTTAAAAATAATATTCGTCAATACCTCATGCTTAAAGATGAGCTTGATGTACTTACAAAACGTCAAAACGAAATTAAACAACGACTTATTGAAGTTGTAGATGCTTCTGAAGCAGACGACAGAGGGCACCGTGTACTAACTGTTGAAGACGACACTATTGGTGACATAACACTTACTCGTCAACGCCGTGTTTCTAAATCACTTAATATGGAAGTTGCAGAAGACATACTTACTAAAAAAGGTATTAGAGATACTTGTATTAAGATGGTTCCTACTATTGATGAGGGCGCTATCATGGCGGCTTTCTATGAGAACTACTTAACAGAAGAAGATATTGATGCGATGTTCCCATCTAAAATCAGTTATGCGTTTTTATTGGATAAGTAATGTCAGACGAGATTGATAAGCTGTTTGAAGACCTTGACACTTACTACCCAGGTAGTAAACGAAAGCGCAAAGAAAAAGTTGTTAAGCCTCCAGAGATAACACCTGACGCTGCGTGGGATGCCAAGCCTACTAAGAAGACACTGCCTAACGGAAAAGAGTTAGAGTTGTTTTCTATTGGTGGGCTAGCAGGTGCTTTAGGCAGACCAGTTATAACTATCCGAACCTGGATAAAGGAGGGCTACCTACCAGCCTCCCCCTATAGACTTCCCGCTAAGAAGAACAAAAACGGGGAAGACCATCAAGGCCATAGACTTTACTCTAGGGCCATGGTGGAGAAGACGGTTTCGTTGTTTGATTCGGCTGGACTTCTTTACACAAAGCGTGTAGAATGGTCTATACACCGACAGCTCAGCAATGAGATTGCCGAGGCTTGGAATCAAATCCGAGCAGACGAAACTAAAATAAACTAAACTAAAATAAAAGGATGATAAGCATATGGCAGTAGACAGAACAGCCGAATACGTTGTTGAAAACGACGAATTCGCAAACACAGCAATTACAGAACGCCCAGCCCAGAGCACAAGCAACAACATTTTATCTGGTTGGGACGCAGCAGATAAAGCATCTGCACCAGCAGGCGGATATCCAGTTGAGTTTAAGTTCAACGATGGAGAGTTCCAAGTAATCAAGTTCCTTGACCAAGATGGCCCGTTCGCTATCTACA